ATATAAACGTCGACAAACAAGATGTCTCACTAATATTCCCATAACAGATCCATATATTAAATTAGTAAAAAAACTGGATAAACAAAATCATGTACCATCACTAATTCAAATACAAAATTAATAAAATACGTAAATTGAGGTTGTTTTGCACTTCTTATCATTATTCAAGTAATATTTAACTGCAGAAATTTTATAATCTTCTGTCTTATGTTTAGTCATCTATATTATTTTGAGAAAAATATAAAAAATAATTAAAGGTGCGGTTTTAAATCTTCAAGGGTGTAAATGTCCAAAGGTGTAAAAAAAATAAGCAATCAATAAAATTGATATAATAATAAATTAACAAATAATTGTAAAAAAATGGAACTTTCGCAGAAATACCAACAAAAAACCGACAAACAACACATCATTGATAATCCGGATACGTATATTGGATCAATTGAGTATGTCGACGCAGAAATGTGGGTATATAATAAGGATGCATCTAAAATACAATTTAAAAACATAAAATATATTCCAGGATTATATAAATTATTTGATGAATGTTTAGTTAATACGCGTGACCATATGATTCGAATGGAACAACAAGCAACTACTAGCGAATATAAGGTAAGTTATATAAATGTAAATATTAATGAAGATACAGGTATGATTACCATTGTGAATGATGGAGAAGGAATTGATATATTGAAACATCCAACCACCGATTTATGGATACCAGAGATGATATTTGGACATTTACGTACATCAACAAATTATAATAAAGAAGAGGAAAAGATTGTAGGTGGTAAAAATGGGTTTGGTGTAAAATTAGTATACGTATGGTCTACGTATGGGTCTGTAGAAACAGTCGACCATAAAACCGGGTTAAAATATGAACAAATATTTGAAAATAATTTAGATAAAATAAATCCACCAACTATCACAAAGGTTCGTAAAGGAACTAAACCATATACCAAGATATCATTTATACCAGATTATAATAGATTACGTATTCCTAAATTAACAGAAGATATGATAGAATTATTTCATAAAAGAGTATATGATTTATCCGCAATTACAAACAAAACCGTAAAAGTTCGTTGGAATGACCAATTATTAAAACCGAAAACATTTCAAGATTATGTAGATTTATATTTAGGTTCAAAAGAAGAAACAAAAAGGATACACGAAGAAGAAGACCAAGAATCTGGTAGATGGGAATATATAGTAGCACTTTCTCAAAATCACGAGTTCACTCAAATCTCATTTGTGAATGGTATATATACACAAAAAGGAGGTAAACATGTAGAATATATAGTAAACCAAATATTACGTAAATTAATAACATATATTGAAACTAAAAAGAAAATACAAGTAAATGCAGCATCTATAAAAGAACAAATAATTATATTTTTAAGATGTGATATAGTAAATCCATCTTTTGATAGTCAAACCAAAGATTATATGAATACACCATCATCCAAGTTTGGGTCAATATGCAACGTATCTGATAAATTCATTGAAAAAGTTGCGAAAATGGGTATAATGGATCAAGCATGTACTATAACAGAAATAAAAGAACAAAAAGCATTAAAGAAACAGGACGGAATAAAGGTAAAAACATTGAGAGATTTAACAAAATTATTAGATGCTGGTTACGCTGGAACCGCAAAATCATCGGAATGTATGTTAATAATATGTGAAGGAGATTCAGCAAAAGCAGGAATTACCTCTGGATTAAGTACAGAAGACCGCAAACGTATTGGGGTATATCCACTGAAAGGTAAGATTTTAAATGTACGTGGAGAAACCCTAAAAAAAATAAATGATAATAAAGAAATACATGAACTAAAACGTATATTGGGATTGGAGATTGGAAAAACATATGAAAATATAGAAGAAGTTAATAAATACTTGCGTTATAGTAAAGTGATATTTATGACAGATCAAGATTTAGATGGTAGTCATATAAAAGGGTTATGTATAAATTTATTTCAATCCGAATGGGTTTCATTAACCCGTATCCCTGGATTTATAGGATTTATGAATACTCCAATATTAAAAGCACGTAAAGGAAATAACGAACTGCGTTTTTATAATCAAGGAGAATATGATAATTGGAAAAAAGAAAATACTACGAATTCACATTTATGGAATATTAAATATTATAAAGGATTGGGAACGAGCACCGATACAGAATTTCGTGAATATTTTAAAGAACGTAAAATAGTTAATTTTATTCATGAAGGCGAAACCAGTGACGATGTGATTGATTTGGTATTTAATAAAAAGAGGTCAGAAGATAGAAAACTATGGTTGGAAAAATATGATAGAGAATGTTATGTAAATACTTCAAATACACATGTAAGTTATAGCGAATTTGTAAATAAAGAATTAATACATTTTTCAAAATATGATTGTGATAGAAGTATACCAAATATAATGGATGGATTAAAAATGAGTTTACGTAAAATATTATATAGTGCATTTAAGAAACATTTAACAAAAGATATTAAGGTTGCCCAATTTTCAGGATATGTATCAGAACATTCGGGTTATCATCATGGAGAAGCAAGTTTAAATGCAGCAATCGTTGGAATGTCACAAAACTATGTAGGTTCAAACAACATCAATTTATTAGTTCCAAATGGACAATTTGGTTCTAGATTAATGGGAGGAAAAGATAGTGCATCAGAAAGATATATTTTTACAAGATTAAATAATATAACACGTAAGATTTTCCCAGATATTGATGATAATATATTAACATATTTAAATGATGACGGAAATATGGTTGAACCTGTTTATTATGCACCAATAATACCATTAGTCTTGGTAAATGGTTGCAAAGGTATTGGAACTGGATTTAGTACAAATATACCATGTTATGATCCAATATTATTAATTCAATATTTAAAATCCAAAATAATGGGTTGTGTTACAATTACAGAAAATGAATTTATTCCATATTATGATGGTTTTACCGGAACGATTGTGAAAGTAGAAGATAAATATATTATTTCTGGAAAATATGAAATAATTGATAAAGATAGAATATGTATAACCGAATTACCGGTTGGAACTTGGACAGAAGATTATAAAATATTTTTAGAAGAATTAACACAAACCTCTGTTGATAAAACAGGAAATAAGGTTCCATCCATTATTAAAGATTATGAAGATTTATATACAAAAACAAAAGTTAATTTTCCAATCATATTTCATCCTGGAAAATTAAATGAATTAACACATGACCAAATTATGAAAATGTTTAAATTAACAAGCACTATTTCAATAAAAAATATGCATTTATTTGATTCAAACGATTGTTTAAAGAAATATGAAACAATTACAAATATTATTGATGAATATTTTCTAAAAAGATTAGACTTATATACACTTAGAAAACAATATTTGATTGGTATGTATCAAAAACAATTATTAACATTATCAAATAAAGCACGTTATATATTAGCAATATTAAATGATGAAATAGACTTACGTCGTAAAAAATATTCACAAGTCGTTGAAATGTTAACCACGCATTCATATGATTTAGTAAATGATAGTTATGATTATTTGATTAAAATGCCAATGGATAGTGTAACCGATGAAAATGTAAGTAAGATCTTAAAAGAAAAAGATAATAAACAATGTGAATTAAATATTATCATTGAAAAATCTGAATTTGAAATATGGAATGAAGAATTGGATATATTATTACAAGAATATATTGAATATAAAAAAGAACGACAAACCGAAAATAATCCATCGGAAGAGAAAGAGAAAGTAACTAAAATAATTAAAAAGAAAAAATAAAAAATATAATATACACTTTTAAAAACAATAGGTTTCTAACAAAATACAATAAATATCGTAAATTATTTTAAATAAAATTTTAATAAATATATTTTTATTAAAATCGGATGATGATGATGATATGTATTTTTTAAAATAATTAATTAAATATATAATATAGACAATTATTTTTTCAATACTATATTTTAATTTATTACGAACATGATATGTAAAATTCCAATCATTTACAAAACTGCACATATCTGTGTTATAACCTTTAATAAAAAAACTATGTATATCTAATAATCCAGATAAAATACGATTTACATTTGTTTTTTCATTTTTAATATTAAATATGGATGTAATTTTATTATAAGATAAGTCTAAATATAATATTTTTTTTGATGGTTGTTGTTTAAATATATAGACGTTTATACCATCCATATATTTATTTTTATATAAGAATCTGTGGTCAATTACATATGGTAAAAAACAAGATTTAATAATCGTATCTATAATATCATCTATATTTTTATATGTGGATTTAATTATTTTTTTTCTATTTTTGATATTGTTATAACTAATATATAATTTACCATTTAATTTTAAGCATATTTCTTCTGGTATTCTATTATTTAAAAGTTTTTTTATTTTTTTAACTATTTTTAATGTAAATTTATTTTTAAATTCATTAATAATCTCTTTATATATAGGTACGATTACATCTAATGCATCAATATAATATAAAAAACCGATAATAGAACCAATACTACATCCAGAAATTCGATCAATAGTTACATATTTTCTTTTTTCCATTTCTTTTAAAAAATACAAAGCACCAACTAAATAACTACCATTAAATAGTCCACCTTCTAAGACTAGATCGATTTTACCTATTTTTTTAGCATTATCTGGTAAATTTTCAATTAATTTTTCAACATATTTTTCAATTAAATCTATATTTGTATCCATAATTAATAATATTATTTATTCCATATAAAATAAAACACATATCTAAATTGTATTTTTTCTATATTTCCAATACTATTTATTTGAATTATT